GTACAACACCTTCCACCTGTACGAGACGGAGGCCAGCCCGGACGGGGTCCTGCGGGCCCTGTCGTGGCGTGGCCTCGTGGGGAGGCGGTGACGATGGCGCAGCAGGCACTCGGCCGTGTGCGGTGGGGCGGGCTGGAGTTCGGGCCCGGCACCCCGTACACCGTGGCCGCCGTGGAAGGGCTGGACGATCTGCCGGACATTCGCGGTGAGGACGTGGAGCGGCCGGGCCAGCACGGCGACTACACCGGCCCGGACTGGACCGGCGCGCGGGTCGTGCAGCTGAAGCTAGGTATCCGGGGGGAGTCCCCGGACGAGCTGCGGAAGCTGACGCTGGCGCTGCGCAACGCCACTCAGCCGCAGCGGCAGCCGGCCCCGCTCCAGTTCCTGGACCAGGACGTCATGGTGTGGGGCAAGGTACGGAAGCGCAGCCTGCCGTACGACGCTGAGCAGTTGTGGCGGCTCGGTGACGCGGCCCTCGAGGTGTACTGCGCGGACCCGTACCTGTACGGGCTCGAGGAGAAGAGCGAGTCCACGTCGACGTACTCCCCGTCGGCCGGCCGCACGTACCCCCTGGCGTACGGGGCTGCCCCGGTCCTCGCCCGCAACCTGGTCTTCAACCCGTCCGCCGAACTCGGCCTGGCGGACATCGCCACCTACAACTCCTCCGCGCTGACCCGCATCACTACGGACGGCCAGTCCGGCACGGCATCCGTGCAGATCACCAACGGGCCGGCGACCACGTTCGGCGGCGCGCAGTACACGATCACCCCTCAGCCGGCCGGGACCACGATCACGGCGTCCGCGTGGGTGAAGGTGCCCGGAACCGGCACCACCGTGTTCTTCGCGTTCCGCTCAGCCAGCTCGACGCTGGGCACGGCCAGCGCCGGCACCCCGACTCCCGGGCAGTGGACGCGGGTCAGCGTGCAGTACACCGTCCCGGCCGGGCAGACGTGCACACAGGTCGCCGTCGCCTACAACTCCAGCCCTGGGGTGGTGTGGCAGGCGGACGCGGTGATGGCCGAGACCGGGGTGTCTGGCCCCTCGGAGTACGTGGACGGGTCGCTGCCCGGTGGCGTGTGGGAGGGCACCCCGCACGACTCTCCGTCACGGCGTCAGGGCGACCCCACCGGGTTCCGTACCTACGGCAGTGCGGGCACGTCCGGGCGGCTGACTGCCGTCAACGAGGGGGCGAGCCCGGCGTACCCGGTGCTGCGTCTGGACGGGCCCGTCGCCAACCCGGCCATCGAGCAGGTGACGACCGGCGGAATCCTCGTCCTCGACGCCTCCCTCCAGGCAGGCGACTACCTGATCATCGACACCCGCACCCGGGCCGTGCTGCTGATGGGCTCCAGCCCTCGCCGCTCCTGGGTCCGCGCCGGGTCGACGTGGCCGCTCCTCGAGCCGGGGCCGAACGAACTCGCCTACCGGGGATCCGCCCTGCCCGGCGCCACCGACCAGCCCTCTCTCCTCACCGTCACCTGGCGCGACACCAGCCTGTAGAAAGGAGGGCCCGAGGTGGCCCTGATCAACCCGCCCATGTGGATGCAGGCCGGGTCCTACCCGGCCCGGAATGACCGGCTGGCCCTGACCGCGCTGCTGTCCTACCCAGGATTCGCAGCGGACGAGGCGACCCCGATGCGGATCCGGCAGGGCATCAAGCCCAGCTATCAGCACCAGCAGCTCAAGGTCCGCGCGGCGCCCACCCCGAACATGTCGGTGATCGTCAGCGCGGGGTTCGCGTTCGTCGACCAGCACGACGCCGGCGGGCAGGGCACGTACATCTGCGCCAACGACGGTGACGTGACGCTGACCGTGCAGCCCGCCGGGGGCGCCGGGCAGTACCGGAAGGACACCGTGGTTGCCTCGGTGTACGACGGCGAGTACGCGGGCTCCGCGAACGAGTGGCGGCTGGAGGTCATCCAGGGCCCGTACGCCAGCTCGGCCGGAACCACGCAGCGCGGCACCCTCCCCAACAACGCGCAAATCCTCGCGGACATCAGCGTCGGCCCGAGCCAGACGGCAGTGGGCGCGGGCAACATCGCCGACGTCCGGAACTACACCGTCGCAGCGGGCGGCATCGTCCCCGTCTCGTCGAACGTGGCCCCCAACCGGCCGCGCCCGGGGCAGGTGCTGTACCTCACGGACACCGACACGTTCGTGTACGGCAAGCAGGACGGATCCACCGCCAACCTGCTCCAGTCCGCCGGGGCCAGCGCCATCGGGAAGAAGCAGTTCGCACGGTTGGACAGCAACTTCAGCAACTCGTTCGCTACCACCGTCGACGTGACCGGCCTCATGATCCCCGTCGCGGCGAACGCCATCTACACGGTGGAGGGCATGCTCCACTGGTACACCAGCGACGAGACGCAGGGCGATCTGAACTTGGACTGGGTCGGGCCCACGGGTGCGACCGGCACGTGGCTCGGGTTCGCGCAGCCGATCAGCGCCTCCAGCGGCGAGGGCCCGGTACGCACCCTGTCCACCGCCCTCACCTCCGCCCGCAGCTTCGGTGCCCGCACCGACGTCGACAACCCCTCCGGCATGATCGTGCGGGCCCTGCTACGCACCGGGTCGACGGCCGGGACCTACGGCCCGCAGATCGCCCGGACCGGCACGGCCGGCGTCGTCACGATGGTCCGCGACTCGTGGCTCACGGTGGAGCGGGTGGCATGACAGTCGACCTGATGTCGCTGTCCGCGCAGCTGCACGCCGCGGCCGCCGAGCAGCCGGAGCACACGTACACGTACCTGTTCTGCGACCTGCGTACCGACACCCTGCTGGCCGAACTGCCCCTGTCCAACGTCAAGTACAGCTTCGAGCTGAACGGCATCGGGAAGCTGACCGGCACCATCCCGTACAACGACGAGACGCTCCCCCTCGACCCGGAGACCGCATCCCAGCCGGCCCGCACGGCGGTGTACGTGGACCGGGACGGGGTGCTGGTGTGGGGCGGCATCATCTGGACCCGCGACCGCGCCAAGGGCGGCAAGGCGATCCAGGCCGCAGAGTTCCTGTCCTACTTCCAGCACCGGTACGTGAAGAAGACGCTGTCCACGGACACCTCGCTGCTGATCGACCCGTCCTACGTGGACGTCGGGGGGCAGCGCCTGTACTCGGATCAGATGCACGTCGTGTGGAGTCTGCTCCGGTACGCGCGGGACCAGCCCGGCGGGAACATCGGCCTGGACCTGAACCCGCTCGCCGGGGCTGCGCACGGCGTCAGCCGTACCGCCACGTTCTTCGGCTACGAGCGGCCGGAGATCTACAAGGCCATCAGCGATCTGGCGGCGGCCGACGACGGCTTCGACTTCGGGGTGGAGCTCGGCTGGACGAACGGCGCGAACAACGAGCCGACGCGCCGGTTCCGGCGGGCCCGCACCTGGTACCCGCGCCGCGGCCGCACCGCCGCCGAGTCCGGTCTCGTTTTCAGCAAGGGCGGCGGGCACGGCTCGATCATCGACTACGAATGGCCGGAGGACGGCACGTCGTTGGTGACGGAGATGTCCGGGCTCGGCGCCGGCCGCGGTGAGGCGCGCATCGTGAAGCTCTCCAGCGCGGACGATCTGATCGCCTCCGGGTGGCCGCTCCTCGAGGGCGTCGTCACCTACGACGGGGTGGTGGACGAGGCGCAGGTGCAGGCGTTGGCGAACGCGGACCTGGAGGCCCGGTCGAAGGCGGACGTCCAGCCGACGTTCGAGGTGGCCGCCGACGTTGACCCGGCGTTCGGCTCCTACCAGGTGGGGGACGAGGCGCTGTTCGTCATCGACCCCGAGCCGGACTCGCCGCGCGGCCGGGAGGGCGTGCTCCGCATCGTCAGCATCGAGAACACCTCGAGCGGCGGGCCCGAACGGATCCGCCTCACCTGCGTGGGGGTGTGACATGCCGCGCGTACACAAGACCCCCAACCTTCTGCAGCGGCTCGCCGAGATGGAGGAGACCGTCGCCGCGCTGCAGCGGTCCGGCCGCGAGCGGGACGAGCTGCCCTTCTACCCGACGTCGCTGCGCACGTTCGTCTACGAGGACAACACCGCGTTCACCACCCTGTGGGAGACCGTGTTCAGCCCGCGCACGGCCACGCTGTCGATGGCCTTGGTGTTCATCGGGGACCAGGTGTCCGGCGTGAACTCGGGTGGCGAGTGGCGGGTGCAGCTGGCGGACACCACGACGGCCGGGAGCGGGAGCGTGCCGCCCACGTTCGGGTACGTGCTGCCCACCCTGACGATCGACCTCACCCCGTACCGGCAGGTGCCGGACCTGAAGGTGCAGATCCAAGTCCGGCGCACGTCGGGCGCGACGACGGGCGGCAAGTTCGGCTCCGGCGGATCCATCGGCGGCGCACCCCGCTACGCCCGACTCCTCTGAAAGGCACCACTCATGTCCACCACTCCACTCACCCACGATCAGTGGCTGCGCATCCTGCGCGCCGAAGGCGTCCGCGTCGAGGAATACCCGGGCTGGCGCACCCGCGAGCGGGACGCCGCCACCGGCAAGGTGTTCGGCCCGGTGCGGATGTTCCTCAACCACCACACCGCCGGCCGGAACGCCAAGGACGTCGTCGCGAAGAACGGTGTCCCGGGTCTGCCGGCGCCGCTCGCTCACGTCTACCTCGCGCGGTCGGGTGTGGCGACGATGTGCAGCGCGGGCCGGGCGAACCACGCGGGCCCGATGGCGATGAACGCGTACGCCAGCTTCCGTGACGAGAACAGCACGCACCCGGCTCCGGCGCGCAGCTCGGGCACGGTCGACGGGAACGACGTCTCGTACGGCCTGGAGGCGGAGAACCTCGGCGACGGCAAGGACGTGTACCCGCGCGCGCAGTACGACGCGTGGGTGCGGATCAACGCGGCCGTGTGCCGCCACCACGGGTGGACGGCCGAGTCGGTCGGCTGCCACAAGGAAACCAGCGTGGAGGGCAAGGTCGACCCGCGCGGCCCGGTGGAGGGCTACGGCTCCCGGGGCCGGTTCGACTTCACCCCCGCGCAGTTCCGTGCCGACGTCGACGAGCGGCTGGAGCACGGCCCCGACTGGAACCCCGAGCAGGAAAAGGAAGAGGACCCCATGGCAGGCATGAGCAAGCGCGACATCTTCGATGCGGTGTGGACGACGGACGCGCTGGCCGCGCCGAAGGACGCCGCGGACATCAAGACCAACCCCACGTGGCAGCCCCAGTCCATCCTCCGCGACGTGCAGACCCGGGTCCGCGCGATGCAGGCGACCGAGGCCGCGCAGACGGCGGCCATCGCCCGGCTGGCCAGCCTCGTCGGCTCGGGCGTGGACACGGACGCGGTGGTCGCCGCCGTCCGCGAGGAGATCCGGGACGCGGTCGTGAAGGTCACGGTCGACGTCACCGGCACCCCCAGCAGCTGAGCCACCCGGCCCACTGCCCAACCCTCAGGAGAAGGAAAGCCCATGACGAACACCCCTGACTTCCCGTCCCGTGCGGACGTCGAGACCGTCGTGAAGACCGGCGGCACCTACGCGAGAGACCTCGTCGAGCGGATCGTGTGGACGTTCCTCGTCGCCGCCGGTGGTGTGGCGCTGGCGGCCGGCCCCGGGGACATGTTCTCTGCGTCGTTCTGGGAGACGGTCGGCGTGGCCGGGATAGCGGCGGTCGGCTCGCTGCTGAAGGGCCTCGTCGCGAAGGTCATCGGCCAGCGCAACAGCGCCAGCACGGCGCCGGGCGTCTGACCATTGCGAAGAGCACCACAGGAGAGGGCGCGGCGGTGAACGAGATCTTCGGCATCAACCCCGTCGAGGGCGGCGCCACCGCGCTCCTCGTCCTCGTCGTCCTCATGATCCTGACGGGCCGCCTCGTTCCCCGACGCATCCTCGAGGACGCCATCACTGACCGGGACAACTGGCGGCAGGCGTACCTCGAGTCGGAGGCGGCCCGCCGGGTCGAACACGACCAGACGGGGGAGCTGCTGGAGATGGCGAAGATCGGTGGGCACATCCTCACCGCCTTGCCTCAGCCCGGGCAGGCGGCCGAGGGGGAGGTGAACGGCGGTGCGAGCGTGGATCAGGCGGCACGTACTCGGATGTGACGACGCCGAGCAGCGGCCCTCTGAGGCGGCGCTGGAGCGTGCTCGGGAGGCGCGGCAGGAAGCCGAAGCGCGTCAGCCCGTGGTCACAGCAGTGGTGGCAAGCATCCGCCGAGCCCGGGAGGAGAACCACCTCGCCGAGCGCATCGAGGCGTTGTTCAGGGGGGCAGCAAGATGAAGGATCTGACCGCCGACCAGTGGGCGAACGTCGCTGCGTCGCTGCTGGTGACGGCGGTGTGTGTCGTGTTCGTGGTCGTGTATCACCTGCGCACGACGTGGCGGCGGTCGGAGGTGGGCCGGAACTTGATGGCGCTCGCCGCGGCGTTGGGTGCGCTGTTCGCGTACACGGTGCTGATGACTCTGTGGCCGGACGGCCCTCTCGCGCAGGCGCTGCGGTGGGCGCGCGCGGCCATCGCGGTGGTGATTGCGGTGGTGATGGCGCAGCGCGTCCGTCTGTTGTTGAAGGCTCAGCGCGAGCATCGTGATCGAACTGGAGTGTGAGCGCTATGCCTTGGGGAGGGCGGTGACGAACGTGCCGACACCCGGCTGCATTTGTGCGAGGCCGGCGGCGCGCAGCTCGGTGAGGACACGGCGGGCGGTCATCTGCGCGATACCGAACTCGGCCTGGATCGCGAGGACGCCGGGCAACTTCGTGCCGGGCGGGTACGTGCCGTCGGTGATGCGCTCCTCGTAGATGGCGTACACCTGCCGCCATCGCGGGACGTCCGGTTCCCACTCCATGATCAGGACGCTAGGCGGACGGATCATACCGGGCGAGATGAGTTCGCCCGATTCGCCTAGCTAGCTAGGCTCACTAGCGCTACGCTCCGCACTGATGGAACTACCCCCGGAC